GTTAAGGAGGTGAAAAATGTCAAATCTGGCAAGCCTACTGCAAAATAACGCAGGCGAGCAAATAGGGACTTATACTAATTCGAAGGTTCTATCTGCAAGTGTGCCTGAGTTGTTCGCAATCCCTACTGATGCCGACGGCAAGAATGCCGCATACATTATGTTCGGCGCTCCTATTGGCACTGACTTCTTTGCTTTAGAGGGTCTGGAAACGGTAACAAATGGCACGTTTGCCACTGATACTGGGTGGACTAAAGGCACTGGCTGGACTATCGGTTCTGGTGTGGCAACTGCAACTGGTGCAATTTCAACGTCACTAGAGCAAGAAAGTAACGCCCTTATTGTTGGCCAATCTTACTTAGTTACTATCACCACTACGCGCTCTGCTGGCTCCATTACGCCTAATGTTGGCGGAACGGCTGGAACTGCACGCAGTACGGGAGCTACCTTCACGGAAATTATCGTGGCTGGAGCTTCTAAAACTATTGAGTTCACCACAAGCGGCTTTACAGGCACGCTGGATAACGTAACGATTGTACCTACTGCGATTGTTCCGGGTGACACAACAAACGGCTTAACAGGCCCACAGAACCCTAAAGGCTTTGCGCTTAATACCAACTCTGAGTATGTGAGTGTTGTTAGTGCTGGAACGCCTATTATAACGGCTAGTTTTTACAGGGGATAACTATGGCAACGGCTTTAGATTTAATACGCAAAGCTATGCAGAAAGCGGGGGTCTTGACAAAATCCGAGGTTCCCGCTTCCGACGAAGCATCAGACGGACTAGACACGCTTAACGACCTGCTGGCCTCGTGGTCGAATGACTCCCTTGTTTTATACAGTAGGGTTACAGAGTCATTTGCACTCACATCAGGCCAAGCCTCATACACAATAGGCAGCGGTGGGGAGATCGACACGGTGCGGCCCATAAAGATTATAGAGGCGCACACAAGGTTAGCAACAACCGACTACCCTTTGTCGCTGATAGACGACACTATATTTCAAGGAATCACATATAAGAACACAGGTTCAACTCCAACATACCTAAACTTCACAAACGCTTACCCGTTGGCAACGTTGAACTTTTACCCAATCCCGCCCGGTGGATATACGCTATTCTTAACATCAGAGAAAGAACTAGCAGAGTTCACCTTAAACGATACTGTCTCTCTTCCTCCGGGCTGGAGACGCGCAATCATACACAATCTCGCCGTGGAACTTGCGATGGAATACGGGGAAAAGCCCAATCCAGTGCTATTCAAGCTGGCAGGTGAGTCAAAGGCGGCTATAACAAAGCCCATTATGCGGGTGAGGTCGATGGATGCCCTGCCCTACGGCGCTTTAGGTATATTTAATATTTACAGGGGATACCAGTGAAGATCGGACTTGTTGGCCCTACAGGACAGGCTTGGAGCTTGCCGTTTAATGCGGAAAGGACGGTCAATCTATTCCCCGTAATTGACAAGCGGGGTTCGGATGTCGCGGCCTTGTATGGTACGCCCGGTTTATCGTTAATATCTACCGTAGGAACTGGAGCAATCAGGGCTTCGTTTGCCGCGCAGAATGGACGCGCCTTTGTGGTTTCTGGCTCCGTGTTGTACGAAATAGATAGCGTGGGCGCAGCCACCAACAGAGGCGTACTTAACCAGAGTAGCGGAAACGTGACAATCGCAGAAAATGGCTTTCAGTTAGCTATTTGCGATGGCACCACAGTTTACATTCTCACTTACGCAACAAACGCATTTGCCGAACCTTCGAGCCCTGGCTATGGGACAGCAGGAACAATCACCTTTCTTGATGGTTATTTTATAGTCAACAAGCCCAGCACTGGTGAGTTTTATATCTCCACGCCATACAATGGGCTCTTGTGGGCGGCTTTAGACTTCGCCACGGCAGAGTCAAACCCCGATGACCTGTTGAGGGTTTTTGCGGCTGTTGGGCAATTGTGGCTGTTAGGAGAGAAAACATCGGAGATATACACCAATACGGGCGCTTCTGCCTTTCCCCTGCAAAAGATATCAGGCGCAAGTTTGGAGGTGGGTATCTTAGCCCCAAGCACAGCTGTCGCGGTACAAGAGGCTCTTGTTTGGTTGGGTAAGGACAGGTTCGGGACTGCTGGCGTTTACATGACGACGGGAATAAGGCCAGAGAAGATATCGACTGAGGCTGTCGAGATTTTAATACAGGGCGTGAGTAACAAAAGCTTAATAACCGCTTACTCCTACCAACAGCAGGGACATACCTTTTATGTCCTGACCGGCGGCGGGTTGGCGACTTCACTGGTTTTCGACTTCAAAACAAAGATGTGGCACGAAAGAGCTTACTTAAATGCCGAGGGTGACTTTGAGCAACATAGGGGTTCGTGCTGCATGTTTGTTTATGACAAGCACATAGTTGGCGACAGGGAAAATGGCAAAATTTACAGCATGGACATGAACGTATACTCCGACGCTGGCGATCCGATACGCAGAGAGCGCATATATACACACTTGGTTGACGAAGGTAGGCGAAACCGTTATAATAAACTAGAAATTGGCTTCGAGGTTGGAGTAGGTCTGCAAAACGGACAAGGATCAGCCCCCGTATGCTCATTGCAGCTAAGTAAAGATGGCGCAAAAGAATGGTCGAACAGCTATGATGCTTCCATAGGAGCCACTGGCAAGTATCTGACAAAAGTAGCTTTCAGGCGCTTAGGAATAGCAGAAACCATGACCTTTAGAGTTTTTACATCAGATCCCGTTAAGGTAGCAATGTCGGGGTCATATTTGTTCTAATGGCAACCGAATCCCCCCCAATCAGACACAATCTAACTGAAGAAAACGGCGCTATTACAATGCCGTGGATTCTTTATTTCAATCAGACTTTCAACGGGGACGGTGGAACTCCGTGGACTCCTACGTTTGTTAGTTTAACTGAGGTAGGTGGGTCAGCAACGATAACGGGGCGTTATTACCAGATCTCACGCTACTTAACCTATTTTAATATCTTGATAGATCCTGCGACCAATACATCAGCAACAGCGGGTACAACTTACGTTGATAACTTCCCGCTCACATCTTACTCAAACGGCGTATGTGCAACGGTTGCTAATAAATTAGGCGGTGGGTTGGGAATGGTCGAGGCATCAAGCAACCGAATATACGTGCCAGCGTGGTCTACGGTAACATCAGCGATAAACGTAATGGGTATAGTGGAGGCAACATGATATATGATTTTGTGCCTTTTCACGAGGCCGCTGGAGAAATAGCTCAGAACCTTGAAACTCACTACGACGATGTAGCTGTCAAGGACGAATACGGGCGGCCTAACCTTGACTGGGAAAACTATTTAGCGCAGAGCGAAATGGGAAGTTGCAAGGCCGTTACAGCAAGGGACAAAGGAAAGCTTGTTGCTTACTCTGTCTTTTGTATGGGCGTTAACATGAATCACAAGACGGTCATAGAGGCTGCAAATACAGGAATATGGGTACACCCTGATTATCGGGGTAAAATCACACTGGAACTCGTAAGAAACTCAGACGAATTTTTGAAAGCGGCTGGAGTAATGGAGACGACGTATATTCTCATGGACGAGAGAATTGGCGCGTTGTTAAAACGAGCAAAGTATAAACCAAGACATACAGTTTGGAGTAATCAATATGATGCAATTCATCCTACCACTCATTAGTGCAATGGGCGGCGCTGGCGCTGCTGGGTCGGCTGCTGGAGCGGCTGGCGGCCTCGGAGGCATGGGCGGCCTAGCAAATATTCTTGGCGGCATGGGCGGCATGGGTAAAATGGCCGGGTCAACAATGGGCGGCGGTGCTGCTGGCCCCACACAAGGCTCTGGATTGCTTCGTATGCTTTCTGGTGGCGGTATGCCTGGCATGGGCGGCGGCAAAAAAGAAGAGGCACAACCAGCCAGACCTCGTGGTAGATTTTCAATATAAGGAGACTAAAATGTCAAAAATAGTAAGTTCAATTGTCGGAATGTTTAGAAGCCCCACGGCTGTGAACAGATCGGCTAACCACGCAACTAGTGGATATAGGGACGCTCAGGCGCAACAAGAGCCGTATATGGAGACGGGAAAGCAAGCTAACACTATGCTGCAAAATCAACTTGGTAGCGGCGCATTAGGTGGCACATTCGAGGCTGGCGACTTTGAGGCAGACCCCGGATACCAGTTCAGAAAAGAGCAAGGGGAGCAGGCTTTAGACAGGAAGTCTACAGGCCCCGGTGGTGGTGGTTATTTCTCCGGTCAAGCCCTTAAAGAGGCGCAACAGTTCGGACAAGGTCTAGCAGACCAAACATACAACGATGCCTATAATAGGTGGATGGGACAACAAAAGAACACCTACGGGATACTTTCTGGTCAGCAAGACCAAGGCAGACAAGCGGGAACGGCCTATGGCAACTCTTCTATTAACATCGGCAATACGATGGCTGAGGCTACGCTAGAGAAAGAACGGCAACGCCAGAAAGGTTTGGCTGGTATTTTTAGTGGATTCGGAGATTAACATGCCAAGAAGTTTTGCAATAAAAGATATTAACGACTATCAGCGTGAAGAAGAAGAGTTTAACATGCGTAAGGCTAAACAAGCTCAAAGCATGGCTATTTCTAAAGCCGCGCATGATGACGCTATGATAGCCTCTAAATTTAAACGGGACAATCCGGGTGGGGGTGTGGACGCTCCTAGCTCTGTTCGTGAGGCAAAGCACTTAGAGGGGCTGTTGAAAAACAAAGAATACGAGAAGGCCAATAGATTCATGGCTTTGAAGCGTTCTCAAGCGTATGGCATTGACTCTTTCGGCTCCCCGGTTATGCAGGTGCCAGACGAATCTGCCCCAGAGTTTATCCCAGAGGGTCAACCTATTGACGCACAGCCGGAAATCCCTGAATACTCCACGCCCTTTAACCCGGGTCCGTCCATTTCTGAGCAACTAGCGAGAAATGCTGGCTTAAAAAGTGGCGCAGAAGAGCGTTCAAAGCTACAAGAGCAAATGGCCTTAAAGGGAGATATAGCAAAGGACGTGCGCCAAAAAGAAGCAGACGTTGATTTGGATATGCGCGGTAGGATAGAAGCAGACAAAACAACAGCCGTATCAAACGCTCAGTTTATGGCCAAGGGAAAGCAATCTTTGCCAAAAATACAAAGGACGTTACAAACCCAAGAGCTAAAAGAAGAATTTTTGCAGCCTAAAATTGCAGATTTACGAGGCAGGGCTTTAAATATATGGTCAGCAACAGGACTCACAGGCTCTTTGCTCGGTGCGATACCGGGAACAGCAGCGGCGGATTTTGCAAAAGATGTCGGGACTTTATTAGCAAACGCGGGTTTCGATAGGTTGCAAGAGATGAGGGATAACTCACCAACCGGGGGCGCATTGGGCCAAGTATCAGAGAGGGAGTTGGATTTATTGCAAGCAGCGTCTCAGAACTTGATGAACTCCCAGAGCGAAGAGCAGT